AACCGACGGTTTTCAGGATTTGCAGTCCCGTGCATTGGGCCACTCTGCCACCGTACTATATTTGGTACACGGTAGGGGAATCGAACCCCTCTTACCGGCGTGAAAGGCCAGTGTCCTAACCGATAGACGAACCGTGCAAGAAACACACTAGACGAGGAGTCCCGTTTCGAACCAGTACCGTCTTATCTCTAATGTGCGTCAACTTAAATGTATTGTATGTGAAATCTGAATTATTGTCAATGTAACACTTAAGTATTACTTTTGCAAAATCCACTTAGCCAAAGTTTCAGCGTCTTTGTCACTGAGTTGTGGCTGTGCCGGCATGGGAATAACTCCCCAAACACCCGAGCCGCCGTTTTTGATTTTGTTGACAAGATATGACACACTGTCTTTTTGGTCTCGATATTTTGCGGCAACGTCCTTGTAGGAGGGTCCTACCAACTTGGTGTCAACAGCGTGGCAGGCCAAACACATATTTTTCTGTGCTAGTGCCTGATCGGCTAGTGCTGTACCACTTAGTGCCAAACTTAGAATTGCAATTAGACTTTTCATATCTATTCCTTTAATTGGTGGAGGTAACCGGGATCGAACCGATGACCTTCTGAATGCAAATCAGACGCTCTCCCAACTGAGCTATACCCCCAAATTGGTGGATCGTGACAGGATCGAACTGCCGACATTCGCGGTGTAAACGCGACGCTCTACCATCTGAGCTAACGATCCAATATTTATTATATATGTTTTTTATTAATAACTCAAATTATTTTTTGCAGTTTGGTAAACTTCATTAATAACATCAATTGAACTGTTTTCCCAATCAAGTTGATAGCATGGCCAATAGTCTATTACTTCAGATCGAGCGTTATCTGCCAATGGCATCCAATCAATATTTAAATTTTTAGAAATTTCGTACATATCAGTTTGAATACCACCCGGTAAGGAAAATAATTCATAGATGCTGTTTGGTGTATCTGGCCATGGCGGCTGTTTAACAAGGTTATACCCGTATTGCCATTTTTCTAAATCAAAATTGAAATATTTTGATTGACCAGTTTTCATAAACAAATGTTTGATAAACATTGCTTCAATAACTGAATGACTTCGTAGGTAATCGTCGACTTGGCCAGTTTTTTCCCATGCTAACATCGAATCATACCATTGAAGATTTTGTTGATATTCTAAGTAAAACGGTGCAATCTTTCTAAACTGATTTGTATCATAATTATCGCTAACTTCAGACTTTTCCATAAAATCTTCAAACCATTCGACGAATGAATCTGAAAACAGTGTTTTTAAATCAAGTTCAAATATTCTTCCATCATAGTTCAATCTAGAAAGGTAGTATCTTTCATTTACTTCATGTGGGTTAACGGCATTTCTAGCATTATACCACCGTTCATAAAGGTCAAGTTCTTTATCGATAACACTGTATTCAATTGCGCTATTTGAAGGAAACAAATAATTTTTTACAACAAAATTTCGAAATAATATATCGTTTGCACAATCGTACGGATTAAAATTTTTGTGTATTCCACTAAATCCATTAAACACCTTTGCACAGTAGACAGCCATATATACTGGCCATTTTGTACCACATTGTATAGCACCAAAAGATTTTTGTAGGTCGTCATCTTTATCAGTAATACTGACGAAAATTGCAGTAGGATCACATTCTAAGACTTTATGTATGTTTTTCCACGTATCATTGCAAATATAAACTCGTTTATCAGTGATTTTGTGCAACACTTGGAATCTAATTTGCATATCAACAGTTGTATGCGTGGGCACTCTTTTGTGTAAATGAGATGTACCTTGCCCCCCAAGATGTCCATTTGAATGTGTGTGAACAGGATTTTTAACAGTGCATCTACTAGACTCTTTGTCAGAAATGTTGATAGCCCAATTTAAAAAATTACCACCATATCCTGCAGGGTAAATGATATAAACATTTTTTTGTAACATTAAACGATATCCACATAATGGTCGGGGTGAAAGGATTCGAACCTCCGACCCACTGGTCCCAAACCAGTTGCGCTACCAGGCTGCGCTACACCCCGACTCTAACTAGGAATTACATGCGGTATATATGGAACACGTCTAGGACCACCATACAGTTGTTCAAACAGTTTTCGTGCTTCTTGTACATTTTCAGCATAAACCTGTTTCTTTTCTTCACCGTTTGGAGTTCTTACAGTTGTTTCATACAAAGGCATAGCGACCTCCTATACACAGATATATACTTATAATTCTAATTTTATGAACAATTTAAATCTTACTGTCTTAGACAATAATTTTGTGATACATGAAATACCGTATCAATTAAAAGACAACGACATAGCAAAAAGATGGTATAAAAAAATTTTACATTTACATCGATTGCCTTTTTCTAATCACTATAACAATTCAGTATCTGGTCTTTCTATTCTTGAAACAAACCACTTGTTGAGAGAGAATTTAAGCAAATTAAATAACTTGATAGACTTAAATTTTCCTTTAAAAGAGTCGTATGACCAAAACGATTGTAACATTCTACACGACATTACTGTATCAACACAATATTCCTTTGATTTCGAAATTCGTGAAATTTTTCACAAAATGCATCGTTTGATACACAATCTAGAATTAAAAAAACAAAATCCAAAATACAATAAAATTTCAACTTTGTACGCTGGTTGGGGGGAAAAAGAAGGCCCGTTAACTTCAAAATTTAATTCATTGCCTTATGAATTTTATAAAGAATCTGTACCCGGAGTCATAAATTTAAAATGGTCAGAGTTTGGAAAAACCCCATGGGAATATTGGAGAGACGGCGAAAAAGACGATATAGATTATTTTTTAAAGACTTGTATTCCGCATATTACATTCAGAGCACAATTTAATTTAATAATAAAACATCAAACATTCACTTTTGATCAAAATTTTTACACCTGGTTCAGCAAGTATAAAGATATCTGGTATAAAAAGTATCACTGTAATTGGACGCCTCTTCATCAGTGGGGGGGTGTTGTTCTAGCAGTTCCAAATAAATTATTTGATTGGGCTAACATAAACAAAATACTCAGCATTCAACCAATTAAAGAATAGTTGCTTTACACTTTTGTTGCAAAAGTGACGAACTTAATTAGTGGAGTGAAAGGATTCGAACCGCAGACCCTATCGGTGTCACCGATATACTCTGCCCTGAGATAATCCTGCATTTTATATAAATGGTCGGAGTAGCAAGATTTGAACTCGCGACATCTGCGTCCCAAACGTAGCGGTCTACCAGGCTGCGCTACACCCCAACTTGGAGCAGGATAGGAGAATCGAACTCCTCGCATCAGCTTGGAAGGCTGAGGTATTACCACTATACGAATCCTGCACACTATATGGTGCCCCCCAAGGGACTCGAACCCTCACACCTCTCGGCACCAGAACCTAAATCTGGCGTGTCTACCAATTTCACCAAAGGGGCATTAATTCAGTATTATATTTAATAATTTCTTTTAAGTCAATCTAAATTTTTCGATTTGTATGAATTATTATGGCTCTGCGTGATGTAACTGAATAATCTCCGGATTGTGCCCCAGTGTGTACATGTTGTCTATCAAAAGTCAAAACACTACCTTTTGTCCAATCGAAAATTTCTTGTACAGTTAATCCGTCGTACTCACCAATTTCTTGATTCGAAAAATATTTTTTATGTATTTCTTGATCAAATTTTAAATTAGGATCAAAATTTTCCACAAGAGAAATAGGTGTTACAGTACGAGTATTAGTTTCTGTTTCTTTTTTAATTTCAGTATAATATTTTTCGCGGCTTACGCCATATGTCTGATTTATAAGAAGAGGATGGACTGAGTTTTTACTAGAATTATCAGGAATGTGAGGCCTCGCATTATCGTTTAGCCAATTACTCTGAGAAAAATTTTCACTTTTATGAAAGAATGTTTTTTTACCATTCCATCTATTCTTAAAAACAATTGTTGCCGCTCCTTCCTCCCAATCTAATGGTATTAAAACGTTTTTATAAAGTTGATGCAGATGTGTATCACCGGTGTCAACATGAAGTTCGAGATAACTTTTGTTTTCATAGAACATAACCAATTCGATTGTAAATGGTTCGTCTAAAACTTTATTTAAGATAGACTGTAATGGCTCATGGTACTTTGATTTTTCTAAATTAGAATAATTAAAATATTTTTTTAAATCTAAATCAGAATATCTATCAATTCTGTAGGGAGTGCGTTTATTATTTACTTCTGTCAGACTATAATCATAATGGCTGAGAAAGAATTCGATTTCTTCATCAGTAACTATATTTTCAAAAATTCTACTTGCCAAAATAAACACCTTGCTTGATTGTTTATTTATAAGACCATATTAAAGCATACCATGCCACTACAACACAGCAAGTTCATCGTATGCCGTTGTAGACCTATTAGGCTCAACATACGACTAGATATGCTTTAATATGGTGCCGGATGTCGGACTTGAACTGACGACCTACCGCTTACAAGGCGGTTGCTCTACCACTGAGCTAATCCGGCTAAAGCATTATTATATATGCGTTTTTATTATAAGTCAACAAAAATGGCTCCCCGTCGTGGATTCGAACCACGCTTCACGGATTAACAGTCCGCTGCCTTCACCTAGATTGCTCACGGGGAACTTTTTACTTAGCGTCCCTGTCCACGATAGGCCTTAAATCCACGCTTCTTGCCTTTGTTCATGCTGGCACGTTTTGCTTTACCGCCTTGACTGGTACGCTTTTCAACTTTCAGTTTTCCTTGGGGTTTATCACCCAGTTTCGATTTTGCTGCCATACAGTTCTCCTTGAAGTAGTGTACTTATCCAAAAATCAATTTTGGTGAATGTCCCAAAAACACGCTGTTTCTTTTTTAAAGAGCAGAATTAAGAGATACAATGAACCTAAACTCATAATAATCCAATGGTGCCCGGAGCCGGAATCGAACCGGCACGCCTGTTTGGGGCGACAGATTTTAAGTCTGTTGTGTCTACCTATTTCACCATCCGGGCTGCTTAATCTTTCATACAATGATATGCTTAATCTTGTATTCTTCTTTTTCTTTCTCTGTGTAGGAGGTGCCAATCCCTTGGACGTGATTGGGGTTATGAATAGATCTTAAAAAAGTATAGAGTTCATCTTCACTTTCAAACGAATTTATAGTAGGATTGAAATATGAATATTCAAGTTTAATCCATTCAATGTATTCATTCACCGCCTCAATTGAGGTGAAAATTTTTGTAGGACTTCCTTTAATATCATAAACAGATCTATCATTGTTTATTGTATTCCAAATAAACTTTCCTTGATCACGCATTTCGTCTAATTTAATATGCAAACCAATTCTAAACTCAGTTGAATGATCTTCATGCCATCTCTCACTAACAGCGTAATAAATCATACATTATTGATTATATTGTACTAAAGTTTCTACAAACTTGTCAAGTTGATCTCGTTCTAAAATCATTTTGAAATGAACATGTTCGTAGTCGGGATCTTTACTAGAATCGTATTTGGTATAAAATTTAACTAAATGATGATCACCGGATAGTGTAGTAACCGGCGCAACTTCTAACCAAATACGCATGCCGCCATTGTTTGCAATTTCTAGTTTCATTTTATACCTTAACGTGGTGCGCTCGGAGGGACTCGAACCCGCGACCAATGGATTATGAGTCCACTGCTCTAACCAACTGAGCTACAAGCGCAATACAGTTATTATATACAAACAGAGATTTTGTGTCAAAGAAATTTTAATCAAAAAAAATCCCTATTATAGGGATTTCGGGATTCTTCTATTTTTTAATCAATAACTTCTTCTATAGACAGAACAGTATTAGCTGACATGGCAGGAACAGCTTCAAAAAGAGCATTACGATAAGCAACGAATTCTTCTTCTGAATTGTAGTATCGGATAACTTTATCCCCGATTCCAGGCAATGGACCCAAATATTCGGGATCTATTGGTAATAGTTGAATAGTTCCATCTGCGGTTACCCATTCGGTACGTTTAATGAATTGGACTAAACTTCTGAAGATTGTTGCTATTGTTAGTTGTTCTTCTTTAGTTGCAACATAATTTATTACTGAGGTAACTTTAATCATTTTAACAATCTGTTTAAACTTCTTCTATAGACAGAACAGTATTAACTGATGTGGCGGGAATAGCCTCGAGAATATTTTGTGAAAAAATATTAAACTCCTCTTCAGAATTCCAATATTGAATAAATTTATCCCCTATTCCAGGCGATATGTCTGTGTGTATATTTAAAGGCATTGGGCGAATGGTCCCATCTGCGGCAATCCATTCAGGAGGTTTAGGTATTGGTTTAATAATTCCGGCGGTTAATAACTCAAAAAGTTTATTTGTCCATATTTTTTGTTCTTCTACACTTATAATGTAATTCATTATTTTAGTAACTTTAATCATATTAACAACTTAATAGTTTCATTATTCTTACACTGATATTTATTATGAAAAACTAAATGCAATTCTCTGAGTTGCGCCTCGACTGTTATAGCCCTTTCCAGGATCTAACTGAATCGTACCCGAAAAACTGGGCGGATATACTGTTTTGAATCCAGTAATTTTTACGCTGCCATCCTGTTTGTCCAATACAGCGTTAGTGTAGACCTGCATCATGTCGGCGTTGTTCAATATGCCCAAACAGCCTTTGCTGAATTCTGGAATATTTGTGTTCACATAAGCACCAACTTCTTTGGCCACATTTGATAACAGCCAAAAGCCATAGTTCCAACCCTGAGGAGTTTTGGATGGATACCGGCTGATCATGTCCCGAGCCCATGGCGTTAAATCTTGTTCATTGGTAGATGCAGATTTAATCAAATCTAAAATTTCATTCGCCTGTTCTGGGGTTATGATATTGTATTTGATAGCTAACTTTAACGGACCGCCTATCATTGAATTAGTAGCAATAGTGTTCACAATTTCTACTGCTTCAGGATATTCTTTGCTGAGATCTTTGCCTTTTTCTCGAGCACTATTCAAAGCATCAAAAATGTTTTTTATACTGGCATTAGCGCCTTTGCCGCCTTTGCTACTAATGCCTAAACTTAGATTGCCTTTACGTAAGTAACTGTCTACCAGCCCTGCAGTTTTGCCACCGGGAAAATGTATTGCAAGGCTCTGCCAATCTGCATTTTTTAACACCGTTTTACGAGCAGTGTCAGCGTCACCCGCTACAAGTCCTGAAGTCAGAGCCAATGTCTGTATAACTTCACCTAGATTATCACGGATTGCGGTAAAATTGTCTGCGCTGTTTGGAAAAGTTGGAAGTTGGCCTTGTGCAAAATCACCCAAGCCGGCTTTGATATCCTCATTTAGACCTGAACTGTCTAGGACTGCATCCAACAGTGATTTACCATTGGCAAAACTTTGATCACCTTCGCCCAAAATGTCCTGAGGTTTGAATCCCACACGACCTTTCTTACTGGCTGCAAGTTCAGGACGTAGACCAGGCAGTTCGTCGTTGTCCCACTTGCCGTGCATGTTGCCCTGTATTTCTTTAAAGAATTTGCCAAAATACACAGGATTGTTATTTGGTCCCATAAATCCTGTGACAGCAAAACTCATGTTTTTTGTCTGAGGGTTGCGCCAAATAAGTTGTGCATTCAATAATTTTTCAACTTCTGCGATTTGATTTTCTAACTGTTCTTGGCTTTCAAAACTGCCTTGTTCTGGAAATGCTTGTACACCCAAAAACTTATAAGGATCGCCTTCTTTAGCTCCAAAACTGTTGCCAGCAACTGCGCTAAAAGGAGGATCATTGGGGGTTCTTGCAAAAACTCCGCGGCCTTCGGTTAAGTTAGTTTCAAATTCAGAAAATCTCATAGTATTGGTATAGTGATTATATATTTACCAACAATTAGGGATAATGAATAATCATATCTTATATTAGTAGAAACACTGAGCTAAATACTCAGTAGAAACACTGATATAATTTCTACTAATATATAGGAACAATGAAATGAACCAATATGTTTGCGAAATATGCGGACACGTTCACGACGAAGAAACAATGGGCAAGTTTGAGGACTTACCAAAGTATGCTAACTGTCCTGAGTGCGGAGTAGATGCACGTGAAGCATACAAAATTTTAGACTTTTAAATTTATAAGGAAAAACACAAAATGTTGAAAAAAATAAAGCAGGCTTTACAAAAGCTTGGATTGAAAACTGCGACTTATCAAAGTCAAATGGAATATTATATTTCTTGTCGTGCACCCAGCACTGTAGCAGATATTGAGCGACTAATGCGTGAATTTGACATGCGTAACTATGGAGGCACACAACATGGCCGCATTTAAATCTTGGTTCTTTACGTGGTGCGAAAAATTGGCTGCGAGCCGTGTAGAACAGATCAAAAGAAGTTACTACCTATGATTGGTCTATGGCTGTTACTGAAATGGCAGGATTTTGAGGTGCATCCGTGACTGAGAAGGATCAGGACGATGCAGCAGAACTGCCTATAAAAGCACCCTTGCATATCATACTGCCTTTGTTTGGTGCGTTTAACATATTCTTAATGGCGTTTATTGCAGTTGTAATGACATAACAAAAAAAGGGCAATTACTGCCCTTTTTGTTTGCGCTCTATGTCTTCTTCCTCACAGCGTTCGCCGTACTGTATTTCAACTACCCTTAAGGGAACTTCACCTTCATTGCATAATTGATGCCATTGTGTACGACTTATATGCAATGCCTGATGCTCGTGAAATTCACCTAATAACTCTTGATCCGTACTGCGATTCAGTGAATATACTGTTGCTGTGCCTTCTGCCACAAACCAATGCTCTGCTCTGTCCTGGTGTCGTTGCATACTGAGACGCTGGCCTGGCATAACTGTAAGTTCTTTGACTTTGACTTGTTTGTTAGGTTCATGGATAGTTCTATAGTAACCCCAATCACGCTCAACTTTAGGCATTTTCCAATCCATTAAGATCCAACTACTGGAATTCATTTTTTCAGTACCACCTACACCGAATTCGAACATAACTCTAGGATCCACTACAGCCATTTCAGGTATATTGTTTTTTGTACGGTCGCCGCCATTGGCAAACACTATGTCCTGTGAGGGATAACGTTTAAGTGTTTTACGAATAGCATCAATACTGCTGTCATCGTCATCGTCATAAACTAAAACTTCATCCACACATTCTAGTGCATCAATAATCAAGATACGCTCTTCTTGACGCATAAATGGTTGACCTTTTTTACGCACCAGCCACTGGTCACTGTTTACACCTACAACCAAACGACTGCCCAAGGCACGAGCAGCCTTAAAGTATTCTATATGGCCAGAGTGCAGTGGATCAAAGCCTCCGGTAACTAAAACTATCTTATCTTGCACAGTATCATTACTTATCATAAAGTGATGTCCTCCATACCGGCGGTTCTTAGTCTACTAACGTGCCCTAACATAAAGTTTTTGCTTTCAAGACCTTTCATTAGCCCTAACCATTTGTTGCGTACAAGTGCTACTTCGTTAATGATAGTTTCAAAGTCTATAACTTCATCTTCGCCGTCAACATACTTTTCTGCGTCGCGACTGCTTAAGGCTCTAGCATAGTTTTCAAGATACTTTTGAAAATGTTTTTTACGAATTTTACGTAACTGTATGTTTAGAAAATTTAATACTGCTTCTATTTCCTGCAGTTGATTAAATCTGTGTTCGGTAATACCAGGTAAGTTGGCAATGTTACGTTCTAAGTGTCCTTTGACACCACAGTCGTATTTGGCTTCCTGTAATTCATTTTCATAAAAGTTAATGAATTCAGGTATATTGCCTAAATCTTGAACAACACGGTTGTACCACATGGTTATATTTTAACATCTAAATAGGGAAAAGTCTTCCTCCAATTAAGATTTCTTCTCCGATCTATTTCATCTAAAAATATTTTTAGATCTTCGATTAAACTTTGATTTTTTGGTGATGTGTCAATATGATTACAAATGCCTTCCATATATTTTTTTAAATTTTTATCATTTTCATTTTCTGTTGACATTTTATCTAATATACTTTCGATATCCTGTTGCCAAAAACCAGAGCCAAATATCATTGGGTGCAAATAAGGGGCAAAAGTTACTTCGGCAAAATTTATCATAAGATATCTTTGTTTTCTTATCCCGTACAAGTATTTTAACAAGTTTGGTATAGTTTTAAATGTCAGGCTGGTAATAGTTAAATTGCAAACTATTTCGATCCATTTTTCACTTACAACATATTCAAAGTTTTCTTGGAACGTTTTCCAATCTAGGCCATACCTTTGATATTCTTGTTCCTTGCCCCATCCGTCGATGCTTACTGTTAAAGCAAATTTTTTAATTTTTTTATCTAAGATAAGTCGTTTTATTCTGTATATTTTTTCTTTAAATTTAGAAACATGTATGTTACTAACTACATTCAGTACCAAATTTCTATGGCCGTGCGTTCCGATTAAATCCAGTAGTTCTTCAAAATCTTTTTGATAAAAAGGTTCCCCACCTAATACATTTAATCGTTCAATTTTATCAATATTGTTTTTAAGCCAATCAACAAAAAGTGTAAAATATAATGATTGTGTTTGATTGTCACACTGTGAGGATGTTATTGATATTGAATTGTGTTTAAACTCTCCAAACTTTTTTACTTCGGCATCAATTTTACTACTTAAATTTGAAACGCAATAGACACAACTGAAATTACAAGTGTTATTTAGATAAACTTCAATTATTTTTGGTGTTACTTCAACCGCAGTAGTGTCTTTTAGTAGTTCATCAGGAATGTTATCGGGAATAGTCCTGTGGTATAATCGATCACTGAACCCTCCTGAGTTTTCTATATTTTTACAGTATTCACATCCTCTGCCAGGCCATTGACCTTGCAGCATCAAAGTTCTGTCTTTAATTTTATTTGGCAAATTATGAAAGGAGGCAAAATTTTCTTTTGGGATTACGTCCCTATCTACTCTATGACAACTAGCAGTCGTTCCAAGTTGTAACCAGATAGTGCTCCAGTTCCATTTACTCTTACAGGCAGTAGCAGAATGGATTGGAAAAAACTTTTCTTGGGTCATTCTTCGTAGTCTTCGTATTCCTCATCGTCATCAAATTGACCTGCATATTCATCGTAACTGCGTTTTGTGTATGAGTCAATGCCGCTAAACTCTTTTATTTCTGTGTCGCCGAGATAATCTACTAGGATACTCATAAGAGTATCGCTAGCTTCTTGTCTATCCTTTTGTGGAATGTATTGCTTTAGGGTTGAATAAGTTTCTGTCAGAACTTCAACATCAATCGTCATTGGTAATTTCCTCTTCAAGAGAAACGGCCTGACCGCGATCTTTATGGGGATTTTTTACTACATCCTCCATTACTTGATCTAAACATCCCTCTTCGTTCTTTTCCCAAGCTTTTCGGAATTGTTTGATTTCAGTGCCATTTGCTAAGACATATTTAAGCCGATTACCTTCTTTTTCTAATAAACCTTTGCTTTCAAACAGGTCTACAAGTCCACTGTAGGGATTCATACCTGTTTCATAAGGGATTTTGACCTGTACCGATTCGAATGGTTTGGCATAACGTGTTTTCATAATCTTACAGGCTGCACGAATACCTTTAACTTCTGACACTTTGTTGCCGTCCTCATCCTCTTTGAGTTTGAGTTTACGCATAGCGACTACAATACTACTTGCGTAAATAAAGCCTTGTCCGCCTGAGATCTTGTCATCTGGATCAAACATGTCTTGACTGGCGTAAGTATGGTTCGTTGCTACCAATCCAATATTCAAGTCACCAAACATGTTTACACAGTTACGCACAAGTGCTGTTAGTGCTTTGGGCTTACGGCCCATGTCACCTTTAAGATCACCTGCTTCAAACTGATTAACATCTGTTGGAGTCAACATCATTCCCAATGAATCTAATACAAACAATACCTTAGGACGATCATCCTCTGGTAGTGTTTTGTATTCTTTTACAAAGTCAGTTACTAGTTTGGCAACATCATCAATCATTGCCAAGTTTAGTTTTAACAATTTTGCTTCACTGGTATCTACATTAAGCGCATGTAGCCATTTTTCATCTAGGGCATTTTCTGTATCTACTAAGATAACATAGATACCCTGCTCCTGTGCGTTACGGATTAAGTTACCACTGCAGATAAAACTTTTGCCTGCACCTGATTCACCTGCAAATACTGTAACTTTACCAATTGGTACTCCTCGGTCAAACTGTCCGCTAATCAAGTAGTTCAATGCATAGTTGCCAGTACTGACCCAAGTATCAGGATCTCTAAATCCAATACTGATACCGTCAATACTTTTTGTGATTGTTTTTCTAAATTTACTTACGTCGAATGGTTTTGCCATGATTAGTTCCTTATATGTTATGTATTGTAGCATACCTTGTATAAAAAATGCTAGTAGCTTCTTCGTTAAAATCGTCCAATCCTAGCACAAGATATAATTTTTTCATTTCATTTAAAAAAAGTTGTTTATCGAAAATTGTGCTTTGGTCAAATAAATTTGTTTGAATACTTATCGATCCTAACGGATAAAATTGGTTAATGTCGGACCTGACAGCATCGTCTACTTTTAATTTTCGACTGTCAAATCCAACTGCTGCAAATTCATCGTAGGTTGGCCATAATGTTCCACATAGTCGATTATATCTACCTTGATTATCTTCATCATCCAAAGATCTATGAGTCTTTTTTAATCCATATGCAAGTAATCTAAATTTTTCATAGTTTATCAATTTAACAATGTTTCCAGGTTTCCATTGTTCTATAAGTTTAATATCAAATCCGTTAGATGTCCTGATGCACCTCAATTTCTTTCTTTTTACAAGTTTATAAAAATCACTATCCCGGTCATGTTCTCCGAATTCGTATCTCAGCCAGTTTGACATTTGATCTTTATTTGGTATTGTTTTAAGTATAGTGTTCAATCTGTAATCAATGTCTGTTATTCTATTCAAGTCGAAATTAAAAAAACCAGGCACAAACTGTCTGCTAAGGCATAAACAATTACTAATAAATTTACCACCCGCATAAGCAGGAAACATCATTATTACGTCATCAGTCGTCATACTGTTTTAATTTTTCTAAGTAGCGGCCACTGAAATAATGATCATAGTTGTAGTCAATAGTGTCCTGTTCCATCAAATACAAATCATACAATTCATCATTACTTAATTTTGAAAATTTCGAAACCATGGTTATTAATTCGACCAATCTTTCTACTGGGTTTTTTATTGTATCAAATCTATAATCAAAAAGTTTAGTGTATAATTTAAATCCATAATACTTTTTGATATGTGCATGCCATCCGGGCTGGGCGTAGGCTAAAAACAATCCTCTAGTAACAACACTATACAAAAATTTTTCTGTAACAAACGGATAGTAACTAGTTGCCATACATTCGCTCACAATGTGAACAAAACTTTCAGTTAATTTATTCTCTAAGTTGTATATATTTTTAGCGTGATCGAATCTTACATATCCAAAAGAATAAAGTGTTTGAAAAAAGTTTTCGCTGTCCTCAGATATAAAAAACTTTCTGTAATATCTATCGTCGATACCCACATAGTCGGTAATATGGCCATCTAATTTATCTAAGGAATAAGCATAGTTTTTGCTACAGTACATAGGATTAAACAATTTCATTTTATATAAGCAAGCAGTTAATAATTTTCTACTTACATGATCTGATCCATTGAAACTGCACAAAAAATTTTTTATGTTTACTTCAGGATGATTTTGATAATCCTTAAAATGTCGTAAATTGTATCTATTTTGTAAGTATGGAGAAAATTTCAAATTTAAATTAACATACTTGTCATCTAAATTATCAAATATATACATAGTTTCGATATCATTTTTTATATTTTGATTACTTAAATAATCTAATATAACGTTTTGGCGAAATATGTCGAATCCATTTAAATGATCAATTAATTGTATGGTATCAGACCCAAAATTAATTTTGTCATTTAGTATATCTGAGTAATGTGAGACTTTAAATTGTTGCATGATTATCTAAATAAATTTTATGCATGCATCTAATTAATTTTTCGTCAAGTTGTTCTAATTCAAAATAATCAAAAATATAACTTAATCTTGCAATTAATTTATCTACGTTTAGTATATCAGACAAATTTATAAATTGGTTGTTCAGATTTAACGATTTATCGAATTCTGTAAACACAGCAGAGTCGGTGTACCATTCTCGATTTTTATAATTAGAATTGATCATATCGATCACCGACTGTTTTTCAGATTTTTTAAACTTGTACTTGTTTTTATATTTTAATACTGCTGGCAAAGACAAAAAATTACAGTGTGTGGGTGAGTACGGAATGTATATAATGGAATCATCAGTTTCTAAAAAATGTTTTTGTTGCCACGCACATTTAACCCATGTTTGTTCAAACTCCGTTGTTATTAAAATGGTGACAACTTTTGCATTTCGACAAAAATTAGGAATAACAGGTTTGTTAAAAATAATATTTAAAAATAAATTATCCTTCATTGATTCTAAGCAACGAACATCGTTTTTTATAACTGCGTTATTTATATAGTCTTCGTATGATACATCGTTGCCTCGGTCAAACCCTGCACTATATAGATCTGTATTGTATGGAACCATTGGTTCACTTTGCAAGTGCAAAGAATGGTCAGGAGGGAAACTACGGCGAACATATTCAAGAGTCACATCGTGATTTAATTTGCTGTCGTTTTTACAACTTTGAATTATTTCAGACCAATGATCAACTCGTTTACTAGTTTGTAACAAAGTGCTTAAAAATTTACCAGCCGAACCGTGTGTAAATCGAGTAACAATAAATGGTGAATTGATCATATTATATAAGTGTAGGGGACCGTCTCCCCTACTAGATTGACACAAGCGACTACTAGATCACTTTTGACGGTTACGAATCATTGCCAAAATATCTTCAGCACGTTGGCTGCTGGGTTTGGCTTCTACTGGAGCCGATGCGACTGGCTCACTTGCTTCTTCTTCTACATCTTCTACTACAGGCGCAGGACGTGGTGCAGGTGCACTTTCAGTACGTGGTGCACTGTCTGCTGTGGAAGTTTGGAACCCTGCAGGCTTGTAGTATGCACCCCAGCGTTCTGCATCATATGCTTCGCCATTAACACTGGCTTCAAACATTTCTTTGATTATCTTCAACTCTGCGTCGCTGGGTTTCTTGG